GAAGCCGACCTGAAGTTAAATCTTGATGTTAAGTTCAAAGCTAGAGAAAAAGATCTGTACAATTATATTAGTAAAGAGTTCAATCGCTTCTTAAAGTCAGAGGCATTGTCTGAGGCCATAAAAATGCGCCTTAACGAATACGCGCCGCGGATCGCAGAAGCAGAATTTAACCGCATGATTAACATCATTGAAAGTCAGCCAAAGCTTACACTTGGTCAACGGATTAGCGCAGCGATTGATGTTTTGAGGACAGGTCGATGACAGAAAAAGAACTCCACGATGAGCTATTAGCGGCCGATATGCGGTTCCTATGGGCTATGCGGGAGTTTGAGAAATACAGGATTGAAAATGAAAGACTTAAAGAAGAGGTGGCCAAGCTTCGCGGGGCCCTCAGAGAACTATCAAGAGAACGATTTGACGATGCATATATCAAATATTACGGAGAAGACTAATATGATTATTACTAAGCGCCAACGCACCCACGGTGTGTACAAGGACCAATCAACACTGACCCAAGCCATCAAGACAACTTTTAGGACTGGCAAAAACTGGAATTTTTTAAATGATGGCCAGCGGGAAGCTTTAGAAATGATTGCGGTCAAAATTGCCCGTACGCTATCAGGAGATCATAACTACCGCGACCATTGGGATGATATTGTCGGCTACGGCCAATTAGGCACTGATTCGTGCGCTCTTAATATGCCAACGATAGAAACTGATATCGCGGAGGCAATCCATGACGGACAGCAAAACTAAAGAACACAAGTTAAAGATTGAATTAGCCAAACACGCTTCCCGCATTCAGAAGATTAAACAGGCTCAAGGTGGGGAAGAAACCAAAATGAAAATTACATTGACACGTTTTTCATGGGACAAGGAAAAAGATGTCGGGCTTTCAAAGTAAACGGGAATTGTCTAAAGTGCGTTGGTTGGGGCCTTATGCCCCTTTCGACCGTTATGCTGATGATGTAACTGTTGCCGAAATAGTTCGGTTGCGTAAACTTTGTGACGGATATCGAGAGGCCCTGATAAAAGTTACGCAATCTCTGTATAATGCAGATTCTAAAGATATTGCTAATGCTGCATTAGAGGCAGGGTATAAAGTGGCATTAGAATAATCAACGGATAAGGATGATGTATCAACTGCTAGGACGATCAAGGATTGATCCACACTTAAGCTCTCGTGTTATTGATCGAGATGATGACTTGGATACAATGAAAAGAGAACTTCGTCTTATGATGAGGGATCATCCTTTATGGATTTTTTGGATAGAGTTAGAACAAGAGGAAGATGAAGATTATGAGGAAATACGATCGAGTATTTGTATGCAATCCGTCATTCAAACTGAATCCTGATGAGTTAGCGCAATTAGCGGAACAAGTAGTCTACGTTTGCGATCGACCAATGTTCGATAATTTGTCAACGGATGCATATATTGCTGATTTTGAAGGTCGTGTTTCAGAGCGTATGGCTGACTTTGACCCGAACAAAGACGTTATCGCTTATTACGGCGACAGCATGATCCTTGCCATGATGGTTATGTGGATTGCAGGCGAATGGGATTCGTTTGATATAGCCAGATATTCAGCAAAGAAGTCCGGCTATATCATCCGACGAATTTCTTACGACAATTTTACTGAGGCTCAGATTCAGTCGTAGGAGCAGGTTCAGCAGCTGGAGTAGCGGCATCAATTTGACCACGGGCTTGCCCATGCAATACTGTAATCAAATCCGCTACTTCAGAATAAATGCCTTGACCAAGGTGCTTTAATAGCGTGTTAACATGTGCAACTGTCAATTTAAGATCAAGCTCAAGATTGTCCATTTTTCCCTCAAATATGTTGGTTAGCGACTGCTAGTGCCTTGGCGACCGTTGTGTCGTCGAGGTTCAATAAGGGCTCTGTTTGTTTACCCTGTTTCTTTTTAATATGTTCGGCCATTTCAATCAACTGGTTGGCCTTGGATAATGCGGAATTGTTAGTTCTCCCACCTGAAGCGCGGGGAAGAGGCGTCAATCCCATTTTACGGATTTCATCGTCAATAGTTGTTTTGTTTTTTATTGCATTATCCTGAGCCGTAAAATAGTCAGAAACGGTAGGCTTTTTAGGTGCGCCATAAGACTTCTGCATTTCCTCTTCAAACTGCCTTGTAAACGGATTGGAAGATGGTTGAGGAGGCGCAGATTTGTCTCCTTCAAGTTGTGAAAGAGTACCAGGAAGCGTTGCCCCAGGCATAGTAGCAAGTTTGCTACCTTTGCCTGCGTAATATGCCGTTTCCCCTAAAGCGCGAGGAGATTTTAACAACATTGTTGGCGGAATTGCCAACGCGGCATAACCAGGATGCGCCCCCGCAAGTGTTGTTCCATAGTAACCAAGCGCCCCACCGCCCAATAAATCTTGGATGGTAAATTTAGGGGAACGAGATAAATCAGCGCCAGATATCATTTTTGGAATAGAAGGATCTATCTCGCCCAATTGATCAATAAGCGATTGCTTTTGCCCTTTGTTACGAGCAGACAATATTTTTTGAGCTTGCTGCTCAGGCGTCATATTGCGATTACCAAGGCCGCGGGCAATATCAGACAACTGATCACTGGCGGAACCATATTGTTCCATAATGTTTGAATAGTTTGGATCTATCTTGCTAATCGTCCCCTTGGCTGCATCAGCAACATCTAACGCAAGCTTTCCCCCTGGCGTTGTTGGGTCTTTAGCAACATCACGAATAGCGCGTTTTAATAAATCAAGTTCGTGAAGAGTATGTTGCCCAGGAGTAAACGAATAGGCAGGGCCGATCTTCCCTTGTTCGAACGCGTCAACCATACCGCTAACTTTTTGAGCTAGTGGATAATTAACTGGGCTATGGGCGGTATCCGCAAGCAATTTGTCGGACGCAGAGCGTATTGCGCTTATGTCAGCGCCTGTTCCGTTTTGTAAAGTGCTCATACCAGAAAGGTAATCTTGCGAACGTTTATTGGCTAAACTATCAACGGCCGATCTTACCCGATCGACAATATCCGTCTGCGGCGCCGTACCGCGCATTTGTCCCAAAAATTCTTTATCACCAGAAAGTATTCCACCTTCACGGCCTGCAGAAAAAGCATCGCCAAGGGATTTCGTGGATGTTCCTGTTAGACCTTCAAAGGCAGCACTTGGTACATCGGCAACGCCCTGAGCAATCCCACCAACCACCGGAATTTTAGAAACAACGTTACCGGCACCGCGGGCTAAACCAACACCAGCAGCAATAGGATTTGTCGCAGCAGCCAATACGCCTTTACCGGCTACACGGCCAACAAGGCCAGGCGCGCGCGCCAAAGCAGATTCACCGCCAGTTAATGGAACCGACAAGTCCATCAAAACACTTGCAGGATCTTCTGCGAGGGCGTGTTGAAAACCGGCTTTGGTACCATAACGGTTAGCATAATAATCACCGATCGCATTTACGACGGCTTCATTGCGGGCTTTTTCTTCCGCAGGCTGTTCATATCCAAGAGCGCCTTGAGCTTTTGAATATAACCCTTGGCCTATACCCTTTAAAGCTGTTCCAGTCTGCTCCCAATTGGAAGGCAGAAAAGGTTCAACCATGCCATAGGCGGCCTTACCTGCACTGCTAGGAAAATTTGTTACCGCCTGTTTTCCAACATCCATCCAAGCCATAGGTGCCTGAGTTTGCTCAGGTTGTTTTTGAACATACTCCTGTTTTGCTTCTTCAGCGCCGGCCTTAAACAAAGGGTTGTTTTGCCCATATTGAGGAGTTGCTGCCGTAGGGGCGGGGGTTGCCATAGGAGAGCTTACTTTACCCGCCTGTAAAAGTTCATCGGCAAATGGATTAGATGGTTTTTGAACAGGATCCATTATTAAACTCCGCGAACAAAGTAACGGCTGAGACCTTTAATATGATAGGCCTGTTGTAAAGCATCTTCAATTTGTTCTGGCGTTAAGCGTTCACCATTTGAAGTACGCCCATTCATCATTTGCGTAAATTGTTTAGGCCGGTGGGCGATCAAGTCAGAAAGGGCATTTTGCTCATCAACATAACGCTGCGATGTTTTGCGTTCAAAGTCGCGTCCAGCATTAACAAAAGAATTGTTAGATGTTTCACCCCATTGTTTTAAATGGCTATCAGCATCTGCGGCCCGCATATTTTGCGTCAACATCATTGCCGTTAAGTCAGAGAATGCCTCTTTCGACATATTTGGATTTGGTTGCAAGCTGGTCAGTGTATTAAAGGCCGCTAAACTATTTTGGCTTGCGTTATGAGCGCGAAGCGCGCCTTGAATAGCCGAGACCTTATCAGAAATAGCAGACTGTGTTTCGCCGCCTTGTACCTGCCATTCAGGATGGCCAACCATGCGAGCTGCCGTATTAAGCATATTGGTAATATCAGCACGTTGATTGAAGCCAAAACCTGTTGCACCAAATTTTTCTAACCCAACTGCGTTTGCCAAGTTTGAAGACATTTCACGCAATGCGGCGGCCTCTTCGCGAGAAGCAGCGGCTTGAGCCATAACATTTTGACGGTACTTGTTAGATTCATTCCAAGCCGATTGAACACCCGGCCCGCCAACCATTGGATCAAGAGCGTCAGAATCTTTTGTTGCAGCTAAGTGTGAATTTTCGTCAAAGTTAAAGTCGGTCGGTATTTTACCAAACTCTTGTTGAGCGGCAGGATCTTTAGTCGGTGATCCAACGTTTGGTTTAGGAGCACCCGTAGCGGATGAAGTTGTTTCAGGCGATGCAGAATTTCCGCCATACATAGTTTGAATGATTTGACTGCCATTTGGCGGCTGGAAAGCAAGTTGAGGTTTTTGCGCGTCTGGGATCTTATTATAGTCAAAAACCTTCATTGGCATAATTTTGCCAGTTTGATCCTTGACCCAATAGAAATTCCCAGCCGGAGTTTGCTGGAACGAAAGTCTAAATGTATTAGCACGTGTTGCGTCCGTCTCTGCCTTCGTCTGCTCAATACCAGCAAGTGATTTTTGAGTTCCAAGGTAAGAGCCGGCACCTGCGCCAAGACCCTCAAGAAGAGCTGCGCCAAGATACGGACTACGCGAGGATGCCATTGCGCCTAAACCTGTTAAAACAGGAATAACGTTTTCTGCTTTAAATAAATCCCCAAGACCGCCCTGTTGTTGCGATGTTTTTGTGGGTGTAGCCCGCGGGAATGCAGGCAGATCAGATCCTTGTGTTGGGGCACCTGCTGGAACGGCATTTTCCACCGGCATATCGGCAGCACCAAGGCCTTTATTAAACATTGAAACGTATTTAGGAACGGTTGTTTGGTTTACATCTTGAGCGTTGCCCGCTTGCGCGCGGGGCCTTCCTGAAAACCATACCGATGCCGCATCTTGCGGATTACCATATTGATTTAATGCTTTACCAAAGTGGTGGGCAAACACTTTATCTTGAGCATCGGTATTAGCAAGAAACTCATCAGGCGACATCTTTTTGCCAAGGGCTTCTTCTGTCCAAGATGGAACGTTTGCACCCATGACTTGATATTTGCCATATCCACGATCGCCAGATTTTGTTACTGGACCAAGAGCATCGTATTTATTGCTGCTTTCAATGCCACCTATTACTGGTCCATATTTTGTTAATACATCGTCAGGCTCAACCGTGCCATCGGTAGCATAACCCGCACGCCCCCCTCTTGCAGCAAACATAGCCATTATTGCAGGGATATCTTCTGCAGCCGTTTTACCCGCATTTAAAAGAGTCATTGCATCGCCAAGAGTGCTCGATCCAAGACTTCCAGGTGTTTGATTCTTTTGGATAAATTTTTGCGATAAAAGATCTTTTTCGCCTTGTTTGATGACGTCAGCCATTGGATCATCTACGCTATAGGGTTCGGCGTCGCCTCCACTAGCGTACCCAACAAGCCCTCCGCGTGCATTTTCTGAAGGAGTTTGAGCCCCGGCGTCCGCATCTTCTTTTTGCTTTTGTTTAGCAAACATATCTTGAACCCAAGCTAAACCCTTTCCTTGGCCAGCGGGGTCAATTGCTTTATCAAAATTAGCAAGTTTTGTAGCGTAATCTATTCCTTGAGAAAGTTCGCTATCAGGAAGTCTAGGAGCCGCGCCTGGAGTACGGAGTTGAGCTGTTTGTAAAGATGCTTCCGGAACTCTGCTATGTTTTCCTATGCCACCAGAAAACGTTCTTGCCATTGGGACGGGATGAGAATCCGTATTAGCAAACATAGCCTGTTGGCGCGCAATAATGTTTTGCAAGCTATTTGGATCATAATCAGAACCAACGGCATCACCATAAGCATGATGTTCCCGACCACCTAAGCCGAAACCCATACCTTCATGTTGAGGTCCCACTAAGCCGCCTTGGGCTCGAGCGGCGCGATCGTAATCAACCGTCTTGTAGCCACCCGCCAAACCAACCGCTTCTGGATGAACCTTTTCAACCTCATCGGCCATAAAACCAATATGTGTTTGTTCAGTCGGGTCTCCTTTGTACTTAAACTTATAAATTGGAAGACCGTTTTTAGCTTTTCCAACTTGTTTAATATCTTCTTTAAGACGGCGGTCAGAGAAGAAAGACATAGGTTGGGTTGTAGTAGTTGTAGACCCAGAATTTGGACCAGTAATACCCGCAATCCCCGCCAAGAATTGGGCTGTTTGGAAAGGATAAGCCTGTTGCTGCAAGAACTGGTTGTAAAGAGCTGTCTGACCGGCCTGTTGGGTTTGTTGTTGCAACGTACCAGCGCCAAGTTGGGCTTGAGCACCCTGTAATCCCGCGGCCTGTGCGCCAGCACCAAGATTCCCATATTGCGCGCCAGCCGCCAAAGATAAGGGGACTCCTTGCAATGCGGCATTTTGAGCTGCAGTCCCCAAAGCACCGTATTGAGTAGCACCTTGCATGCCTTGGCCGGCGATGTTGGCAATATTGCCAGCACCTTGTTGTTGCGCCAAACCGGCATTGATAAGAGCTTGCTGAGATTGACCGCCCAACTGACCGTATTGATTGGCCAAAGCGCCCTGAGCGCCAAGCCCTTGCATATAATTTTGAGCAGCCTGTTGATAGCCCTGATTAGCCATTTGGCCAAGCGTTTGCCCCATTGCAAGGTTTTGCTGACCCATAAGAGCGGCCTGAGCAACGCCCGAACGATCCCCACCAAAAGCGCCTTGGCTAATGGCGTTACCCAATAACTGTTGTTGCTGTTGTTGGTTTTGATTTTGCAGCATAGCCGCAGTCGAACCCATGGCGTTTTGTAAATATGGATTCATGTAACCTTGTACGCCAGCGGCATAGTTTGGCGCGTTATAACCTTGTGATGCAGCTGCAGTTCCGGCTAAAGCTTGATTGTATGCAGGTTGAGCAGCGTAAGTGGCTTGCATCAAAGGAGTCATAGCAGCACCCGCAAGCCCTGCAGCTTGTTGGTACCCAGGCATTGCAGCATTAGCTTGTTGTTGAGCTTGCGTAAAATAAGGCTGGGCTACGTTTTGGCCTGCACCAATTTGGCTCATTGCGGCGTTTGTGGCGCCATATCCGGCTTGGTATCCAGGTTGGGCCGCATTTGCATATTGATTAGTAGCGTTAATGCCGCCTTGCTGCTGTGCGTTTATTTGTGCAACAAATGCAGATGGATCGGTGCTGTATTGTTGAAATGGTTGAGCGGCCGCTTTATCAGCAGCAGCGTTAACGGTGTTATACCGGGCCAAGACCTCTGGAGGTATGGATGTCGTCTGGGTCGTGGTACCGGTTTTTCCGCCCATTTTATTGCTCCGTCACATGCTCTTCATGCCCAGTTTGGGCGTTATATAGAAAGAAAGCTCCTGAGGGAGCGCCGAAAGACTTTTCATAAAGCCGGATTTTAGCCTCTGTGCGGTGCTTGGAAAGTACACCAATCAACAAAGGAAGACCCAACTGTTCAGCGGTCCGTTTGGAGAACTCGCATAAAGTACGAGCATGACCGAGGGTTTGCCCTGAACGTATCCCCTTCATGATCCGAAACTCGGGATCAACAAAAATTGCTTTTTCCTCAAGTATCCATTCATCAGAATACCACATCTGTGACGTTCGGAGAAGGACCGCCGCTTCAATCTTTTCACCGGGTTCCCCAATGATCCCGACTAAGCCCTGCCAAAGATAAAGAGCAGGTTTTATCATGCCTAACATCTTTTCAGGGTTTACGCTTTTAATCCCGTTTTCTTCCCAAGCTTTAAGCGCCAGTTGAAGCATCCCCTCTTCGTCCGCTGGCGTTCCAAGGCGTATTTTAAGTCCTTCTGCCATTAATCCCTCTTAGGTCCTGGTAATTTTTTAAGTGTTTCTATCGTTTTTTTGCGATACCCTGTTACAAAATGGTCAAGAATTTCATGACCGTGATCAATATCCCCACCGCCCAAATGTGTAACATCATCTGGATTAATAACATATTCTCCGCCTGCGGCCACTATCTCTACAGGGGTTTCACCGCCTGATGCCCGCGCGCCGTAAGGTTTTCCTTTGGTGTAAGGGGTTCCTTCGGCGGAATATGGCATTTTGGACGTTTGAAAGTATGGTTTTGATGAAAACATCTGCCGAGCTATCTTAAACCCAGCCATTGTATTGCCTTCGCCCATAGATGAAATGATATCTGCAGGGATTACATAAGATCCGGATTTTACGTTCATTGGCAAATGGTCTGTGCGACCTGCCACGGGGCTATGAATTGGGCCTTCATGAAGCATATGCTGCCCCGCCAAAGGATAAGACGGCATTGGAATAGACATATCGGGTTTGCGGTAATCCAAAGGACCGGTAGTTGTGGTAGTGGACTGATTCGCCCCACCAATTGCGCGGGAGTGTTTAGCCGTGTTTAAAGCGGCCGCTATGGATTGATCCAAAGTATGCCCAGCATGAACCATTTCGGAGATATTGTGGCTAATTGTTTTTTGTGATGATCCATGTGCGAGCGGCATTATGAGTACCCCACTGAAATTACCGAACTTGTGCCCGGAATAAAAACCAACCCCGATGAAAACGGTACTTGTATCTGATATATTCCCAGAGTATTTGGAACTGCATATATTCGTTTTCCTGTTGTTGAAGATGTGCTTGTAGAATCATAAAGGTAACCTTGTGTGGAACCGGCCACAAGGACGCTTACACTGGCCAACCAACCGGAAGATGTTTTGATAACTGAGCTTGCTGAAAGTTCTTTAGTATTATTTTGACCCGCAAGAAAATTTAAAGCATTAACGTAAGAGTTAATTGCGATAACACCATTTTTTTGTGTAGTTAAAATATCATCTAAACTAGCCATTAGAATTTCCCATCTACCTGATAACGATATTTAATTCCACCCAACCGCCAGAAAGTGCCCAATTCATCGGGGGCATAGGACAACGAGAAAGACATGTATCGAGCGCGAATGCGACAAGAAATATATTCGGTGGCCTGCGTCATGGGAAATGTTTGGAAATTGAATGACGAAGTATTGGATGAACTTACACCTGAATATGCGCTTGTAGTAGGCGAAGTGGCGGCAACAGTTGCATAATTGGTATAATAGACGGTCAAATATACAGTAGCATTTTGATTGCCAGAATAGGTTCCCCATTTCATATCGGGCCATATCTGATCCACGAATACTATATTGTCCGCTTCGTTTAATTGAAAATACCCTGTCGAGAATGCTGTCTGCATAGCAGTAGGCGTTTGACCGGAATAAGCATCATTGCCTACTTCATGTTGATATAACCAATTATCAGAGCCAGCACCAATGGGAGGCCCAAGAACAGATTGATCAATCCAAGCAGTACGGCCAAGAGTACCGTAGTCCCACTGTTGTAGGACGTAGTTATATTTGACATAGCTATCGTTCTCAGTCGATGAGGCGGATGGGTAAAACCATGAAATTTCATTAAATTGAGAATTGACAGCGCAGCAAACTTTATAAAGATAAGATTGGTTAAGATTTTGAAAAATCACATCCCAAATCGGGCAAGGAATTGGTTGAGGGCCGGACCCCATAGACATAAAAAATTGGTTTTGGCTCATCCAATAAATGGCGCCGTTTGCTTGTCCCATGCAATGTTTGCTGATGGCTCCGCAGTTAGAACCAATTTTGTTGAACCCATAAACAAGCGGCGGCCCAACATATTGCATCGCCCATAAATCAAGGTCAGTCCAAAGAAGTCCTTGCTGCGGCCCCTGAAAACCAGCGACAATTCTTGAGCCAGTAGGAATGCGGAACGACCCTGCCTGATTTGTTACGGTCGCAATCCAAGTAGTTGGATCGTTAACGTCGGACCAGCGGACTAAGAGAGGATCTGCCTGTAAAGTAAATGATGAACCATAAGCTATGACTTGTCGTTCTGGCATAGCGACAAAAATACCAGACGATAGCAAAGGCGCATTTCCGCCAATATACTGTGCAGTTTGTAGAGATCCTGATGGATTGTAATAGTAAATAGGACCTCCAGAAGAGCCCGTTAAAACAGGGCATGCAACAAGGTAAGAACCAAAGTTATCTAAGGTCCAATCGGTTGCTGTAATTGGTGTCCCAGGAACTTGTGGTTGAGCCGTACCAGAACCGTAGCCACCTGTACCGTAACCACCAACACCATAACCTGTTCCAGTATTCGATGGGCCAATTGCTATATAAAAAACAGAATTAACGTTTCCGCTATTTATAGCAGTAGGGCCAGCAGAGGATGAAGCAGTATTGGCTGCAGTAAATTGGAATGTTCCGCTATTTATGATTTTGTTTACAATATACAACCCAAAAAGAGTAACACCGCCGATGGTCGTCGAGACACCGACATAAAATGATGCGCCAACAGATAAGCCGTGGTTATCTAAATAACATGTAACAACAGCACTTCCGCTTGAAACTTGGAAAGATGGTACTGCTACTAATTTGGCTGTTCCGGTACCGGTTCCAACGCCAGTAGCATTAAAAATTACACCGACTGTGTTGGCAGAGGCACCAATAGCCGTAAAGTCTGTGGTCCCAACGCTCGTTATTTTATATGTTTGATTGATAATAAACGAACCGGCAGTAATTGTTGCGCTTGTATCAACCGCACTTGTAGCGCTCGTTGGGACTTGAATTGAATATGTATTGTTGAATGCGGAGTATATCGCATAGGGACCATATAAGACTAAACCACCCACTGAAACAGGTGTAACGTAATTTACATAGTCAAAGGTAGATACTTGGATATTGCTATCTGTAACGGTGACAATTTGTGAATCAGATCCTGTGCTTGTTACGAAAACAGGCGGAGTATTGGTTACAGATGTCTGTGGTGTAATATCAAGAGGCGTTGAATTGATACTAGGCGTTAAAATATCAAGAGAAGATTCCGCGCCGATACCAAGGCGATTAACCCCGTTAAGGTCAGACCAACCTTTTAGAGCGCGTACTTTTGAATTAATTGGTGAAGTTGTACTTGCGTAGTTAACCCACCCGCCAAGCTTTTGAGCTAACCCAAGGCCATTTCGTTCTGGCAAAAAGCGAATTAGTTGCGATGAAGAATAAGCGGCTTGGTTTAATACCGGAGTATTAGTGGTTTCTACGCCTGGCTTTAAATTTATTGTTGCGTGAGGCATGGATTACCTCGTAGGCGATGCGACAGGCGCAGGTGAATATGATGTCCATGCAGCGGATTCAAACTTCTTACGATTTTCTTCAATCATCGCACTAGCCTTCAAAGCTTGGTACTGAGATTCGTAAGTTTGAGCCATTTGCGGGTCATCGTTCATGCGGCCAAAGTTGCGTTGATATGCGGAGATATAGATCATGGATGCCATGATAAACAAATCCGGCAAATAGGTAGATATAAAGGTTGTTGTATTAGTAGCAGACAGCGGAGCCGATCGAACAGTGCCTGTTAAACGAACTGTATAATTTGTGCCTGGCGTTGGTCCGACGATAATATTTTGAGATGTATTACCCGTGGTTGCGGTATCGCCACCGTAGACAGCAAAATATTGAGGCAATCCCGTGGCAGACCCAGAACCATAAACGTTTTGAATATATTCTTTTGCTACTGGAACAAGTGGAGTAGAGTTTCCAAAATCATCAAGAACTTCAAAGGTTTGCGGCACTATAAATTGGGACGTTGGAATAGTTAAAGTATTGTTGTTAACGGTAAATGAGTAAGCTGTCGTGCTTATTTGTGTAGACAAGAAGTCCAAGTCGCGTTGAATACGAAGTTCCGCATAGTCAATCATGCTAGGCAAAATAATCGTGTAATTGGGATCCGTTACGGGGATAACGGCCATTGTCGCAATTTGTTGGACGTAACTTGAATAAGTAAGCGACATAGATCACCCAACCATATTGAAAGAAACGGTTTCTACTTCTGAAACGCGCTTAGACCACCCCTTGCCAAATGTACCATAGGTCGAGAGAGATTGTAAGAAGGCTAATCTTGCTTCACAGACGGCTGTAGCAACTTCGCGAGGGTTTGACGTTTCAAGAGCGCGTAGCGTGGCGGGCCCGATTTGTCCGTCGACATTAACACTGAGTACCGACTGAAGGGCTTTCGCGGCCCTCGAGGGGCCCGAGTTGATGGCAAAATCAAAGACGGCATAATCTACGCCTTCTGGCAGGTCGTCGCCTTTAATTGTATCCCAATATTTAGCCTTATACAAAGGCATGACATCGTTAGGTTTTAAGTCCCTAATGTCATCTTTAGTTACCTCATGCCCCACCCATTCTTCCCAAACTGCTTTTGTGCAGCCAAGGTTTGTGGCCCCACCGGGGTCTTTTGGGTTGTCAACGTAACCACCTTCGTTTTTAAGGACGAGGGCAAAGCATTGGGGAAAGTTGTCGGCCGCCATATTATTTTCCTAATGCGGAAGTTAAAGCATCCGTCTTTTGTTTAGAACCTGCCGAAGAACCAAAATAAAAACCCATAACG